ACCTGCAAACTGACTGCGGCGGCCTACTATCCGGCCGACGCGACTCTGCCAATGCACTGCAAGGTGTTTCGCGGAGGCGTCGAGTGCGGGGGGGAGTTGGGCGTGACAGTCGATGAGAGGCCCGGCGAGTTGCGAATCCGCGACGTGCTATCAATCCACGGCTCGGAGTTGAAGGATGCGACGGTGCAGGCATGAACGGCCAGATCGAAGCTGAATTCTATCGCCGGATGGGCGAGCTGATCGAGGCCAAGCGCAAGCAGCGCCACATGACGCAGACGGACGTTGCCTACATTGTCGGCGTCCACCGCAACACGATACTGCGATGGGAGCAGGGCGAAAGCCCAGTGGATATGTGGAACCTGCTCAGGCTGGCGGATGCGCTGTCATGCAACCATCTGCTGCTCTTGCCGCCGCGGGAATGCACTTGGGGCGCCCTGCCAGCACTGGAAGCCGAGCGCGATCCCAAGAAGGGCGTGCAGGCCGAGCGCGATCCGGCATGGACCGGGGAAGCGAGGAGAGCATGAGGCACGCAATCGTAATCCTGCTGGCCCTTTCGCTCTGCGCCCCAGCTGAGGCTCGCACACATCACGCGCGGGTCCACCATAAGCATCCCGTCAGGCACGCGATGGCGGTGACGGCAGAGGACACCGGAAAGACAGTGCTGTTTATCGTGCTGCTGCCGATTGAACTGTTCGCGTGGGCGAGCGGAGGAGGGGCATGAGCATGACACCAGCGGAAGAACGGGCTGCGGCGCGATGGGCTGCCGCGCCTCCTCTCATGATCCGGTTGCCTTGATAAACCCCTGCATCTTGGACTCAATCAGTCCGCTGCCTAGCTTGGCCTTCAGGTTCAGCGGCGTGATGGTGAGCGTGGAAGAACCGTCGTAGCTCCAGCCGATCTTCGCGCCGTCGTAGGCCGCGGTTCCTTGCGGCCCTGCAATGGGAACACCTTCCGCCGCGCATACTTGGCACATGCGCTCGAAGTGGGCAGGATCGATGCTGGTGAAGGTCATTGCGCCGTTATCCCCTGCTTGGCCAGCGTCTTTTGAGCCTTGGCAACTCGCTTCGCTTGCGCGGCTGCCACGGACTGTGCGCTTGGGTTAAACAGGTATTCCAGTTGAGTCGAGATCACGGCGAACTGCTGGGTTCCGACCGCGCCATAGTGGGCCTGAATCGTGTTCCATTGCAGATTGGGCGTGATCTGCCAGCTAAAAACGCCGCCTGCGAGCCAAGTTGGTACCGATTGGCCTCCGACCGGAATCCCGACACCGCCCGTTGCGTCGAAGCCAAGTTGGAGACTTCCGGGCGTCACGTTGGTTTTACTGAGCAGGCCGGAGAGATTCGGCTGGACGCCAAGCCCGCCGGTGTAGACCGAGAAAACTCCCGGCGCTAACAAGTCGTTGTTCAAGATGAACACATGCGTGCTCTTCGTTGCCCCCAGGTCGGCAAAGTCGAAGGCGGTTGCTGTGAACGAACAGGCTGACCAGGCCTGCTTGGTGTAAAGGCCACAAGGGCCGCTGGCGGCGCTGAAGCCATTTCCGGTACTTGCGGGCGTCTGGGCGGCTACGGATGCGCCACAACCCAAAAGAATCGCGGCAATGAGCGCTTTAGCGAGTGTGCTTGAAGGTGCGGGAGGGTTGGCCGGCGCATCGCCCTGCCCTTGAGCAACGATGGCATGTATGATTGCCGAGAGGAGGCCTGCGGAGGCTACAACCCAAACCCACCAATGCGGAGCCTGAACCGAGGCGAATTGATAGGATGTGACAGCTCCGCAGGCGATCATGATCGGGACGAGGAAGCCATTGAGGGTGGTTCGGCTGATCCCAAAGAAGCTGTTGGGTGTCATATTGTCTCCTTGAGTTTGGCTTCGAGAGCCTCGGTCTTTGCGGCTTGGCCCTGCTGATAGGGCATCCATTCGCAATACGACGAGCTAGGCCGTGGTCCATCGCCTTGCCAGAGATACACGGAAGTCTGATGGGAAGTGACCCCATCCGAGTCGAATACGGCAAGATTTACGCATGTATCGGACCATACAAAGGCTACCAGTGCAGCATTTGGCTGATCGTGATTCGGTGGGAGCGGTGCGTGATACCATACCACGCGTCCGACTGTTGGCTTAATCATTGGCGTCTCCTATGCAGCCGCCCGCGCCAGCCAGACCTTCAGGTACTGGGCGTCGTCAGGATTCTTGGCCGCAACTTCATTGTAGTAGGCAACTCGCTGTGCGCGGAAAGCATTCAGCAAAGCGGCCTGGTTTTGGTTGTTCGCCGCCGCGATGGTCAGAGGCCCTACTTTTCCATCGACCTTGACGGCATTTGACGTGAGGGTGTTGATTGCGTTTTGAAGCTCTGGGCCGGCCGCGCCTTCCCCGGCATTGGTTTCCATGTCCATCACCCGACTCGCCAGATCTTGCGAGTCTAGCGCACCGAGCATCATCGGGGTCCAGAGCTTATTGCGGTAGAAGGTCTGAATGAGCGACTCGCGCTGGTCCTGCGCGACGGCGACGATAGCGGCAACCTCTTCCGGGAACGCTTTCGAGTTGATCCCCGCAACGACCTGCCCACTGTTGTTATCCGTGACGACAGCCCAGGAATGCCGGGAGTCCTCGTATTGCATGACGTACTCGAAAGCAGGAAGAAAATCGGCCATTATTCCTCATCTTCCTCTTCAGGCTTGGCGGGCTCTTCGACGCACGGTTGAGGATCGCCGCCGGGGTTGGGGGTTGGGTTGCCGGTTGGACTGGGCGGCCCGTCTACTACTTGGTCTTCAGGCATCTTGGTTCCTCCTTATTTTCGCGAAAGATCAATTGGTGGTACCTCTGAGTCTTGCTGCTGCGAAAACACCTGGGGAATCGATGTTACCGATGGATGCAGCATTTCATGGCGGATTTGCAACCAGAGGCCAGCTATGCCAATCCCCAGGGTCAGAAGGATCACCCCAGCCCCGACAATCTTGGTCCCTACCGAGAGACCACCGTAGCTCTTGCTGATGGTTTCCTTGATTTCGGAAACATCGGCCAAAACCGCAGCAAGGGCCTCTTTGTTTTCCCGGTGCTGCTCGTCGCGCGTCTTTCGGTCTGCCTCAAAGCTCGCCGACAACCCGGCCACGTCCTTAATCATCTGGGTCCATTCCGGGCTATTGTGCATCAACGGTGCCATTGCTTTTGCCCTCATCGGATTTGTCGGCATCCCGGCTTTACGGGCCGATTACTGGACAGTTGCCGATACACCGCCTCCGGCCCAGCCGGGCTGACGGGAAAAGCAAAGATATCACTGAACCTTGACGCTCTCGACGCTGACCACGGTATTTCCGCCGCCGGCGTAGAAGACCATCCCTCCATCGGAGATTGTGCCCACCGACTGCGTGTAGATGGTCTGGTAAGTCGCCCCTCCGTCCAAGCTGATGTTGAAATCGAGCGTACTGCTCACCTTCTTGAGCTGCAGATGCACGCGCGAGCCGACGAGGTTCGCTCCAAAGGCTGCAGACGAGCTGGCGCTGAACGACGGATTTCCGCTGCCGCTATAGCCGTACTTGTTCCACTGTAAACCCACAGCATTTCCAGTCGAAGAGGAAAAATAGACGTTCAGCGTCCAGATGAGGTTGTTGGTCGAGTCCCAGACCCACGGGCCCATGATGGCAGTTCCGCCCGAAGTGAAGATGCGGCCGGTGACCTCGGAGCTCGTCGAGCCTGTCTCTTCCTGAAAATAAACCGTCGTGTTGCTCGCGCCTAGGATCAAATTGCCGTTGGTTCCCGTGGTGACCGTTGCCGGCGTGACAGAGTTGACCCAGCTCGGGCTCGACGGAGGCTTGGTCACTGCGTAGCCATCGGAGTCATAGAAGGTGGTTCCGACCTCGATATATGGCGGCGCAGGCGTCACAGTGCTTCCACCGCCGCCGCTGCAGCCGGTGCAGGCGATGGTGACCACGCCATTCTCGGCCGTGCCCGAGACACCATTCGCCGTGAGCGGCGATGCTGCATTGATGCTGGTGACATTCGTGACCGGATAGCGCGGCGCGGTCTGCACGACGAGCGGGCCCCAGGTAAAGTTGTTCGAGTTGAAGCCGGTCTGATTCCAGTAGAAGAGATACTCCGTGTTGCCGAATCCGAAGACGGTTGCGCCGGGGTCCATGATCGAGGTCGGCCCGATGGTGGCATTCAACGCGCCCTGGTAGCTCATCGCGGAGTTGTAGACGCGCACCGTGTTGCCAGTTCCATAAGGACCGCCCCACATGAAGTACAGGTTGCCGTTGTTCAGCGTGACGCGGCTCTCCTCGTAGCCGGTCGATGCTGAATCCGTACCGATAGAGCTCCAGCTCGTCAGGTTTGACGAGGAAGCCAGAGCCGGATAGAAGGTTCCCGAGCCAGCTGGGACCAGCGAAAACGACAGGTTCCAGAGCGCAGTGGTCCCGTTGTACACGAGCGATCCATCCTCCGCGCCGACAGATCCGCTCGTTCCTGGCAGAGTCAGCGTCGTCGCCGTGACTGCATTGAATCCCGAGAGCAGATTGGTCGTCGTCGTGGCGAGTTCCAAAGCGATTGGGCTCGATGAAAGTTGGGTGGCGACCACGTAGTAGGTTCCCGTCGCCTCGCTGAAGACCATGTTTCCCGATACATCGTTGTAGTTCTTGCCGCCGCGGGTAAAGAAGACACCGCCCAGAGGAGTCACAGCGCCGCTCTGCATGTTGTAGCTGAAGGTACACATGTAGAGCATCCACGTCGACGAGGCATAGCCCTGGCCGTCAGGACACGACGCGGTGAAGTAAGCCAGATTTTGGTTGATGTACGGGCTACCATCCGGCGTGATAACCGCGTAGATGTCGGAAAGACCGACGCCGCCAAAGTACCCGATATTTAGAGGGGCAGAAAACTCCCACGTGGTTCCTGAGCCGCCGCTGCCGGCTTCGATGGCGCCGTGCCATCCGGAGAGATTTCCGGCCGTCCGAAAGTCGTATTCCGAAGTCGTGAGAGCGCTGATCTCCCAGACCCAACCAGAGCCGCTGTTGACATAAAGGCTGGCGTCATTGCCGACCAGCGAGAAGCCGATGGTGTACGGCGCGGACGGCGGAGTGAACGAGACATGGGTGATAGTGTCCGTGCCGCCGATGCGAATGTGAATCAGGGCGTAGTTGCGGATGCGGTCCACTTCGCCGATGACGAAGTTGTTGGCGTTCTCCGCGATCCCCACGCCGGCATAGTCGGAGGTTGACGAGTCGGTTCCATTATGTGACACGGTTGTGGACACGAAGGCATTGGGGAGCGTGAACGACGAGACGGTCTGGGCGATGACCGTATCCGTCGCGCCGGTTCCAGCGATGGTGGCCACGCCTGCGCTCACGGTGACCGTTCCCGGCGAGCTGGGACTGTACGTCGTGAAGGTCGAGGCGGAGGTCAACGGGTCTGCCGTGATGATGAAGCTCGACGGCTGCAAATTCACAACCGTCGTGGCCGTGGGCCCGGTGAAGACGAAGTTCGTTGGAGTGAACTCGGTGCCAGGCGCGGGCATCTCGGCCGAGACGTTGCCGGCGGAGTCGTAGCGGAACTTGACATTCTGCCAGCCGTTATCGGCATGGGGCATGGCGCTGTTCAGATTCACCGTGTTCGCGTTGTTCGAGCCGTTGACGAAATTATTGATCTGGTTCGGCTGAATCTGGGCTTGTGCGATGGCGGACAAAAAGGCAAAGACGGCGAGAACCTTAGTGCGTGTAGACAGCGATGAAAACATCCGATCCTCCTACTGTGACTGAAAGGGTGATGGCTGTGCCGGTATAACTGAAACTCTGGATCGCCGGGGAGCCTGCCAGATCCGTCATTCTGATTCCATTGCGAAAGAGTCCATAGAGCTGAATGGGGGCATGCGAGAACGAACCGGAAGTGCCGGTGAACGAAATGACCTCTTCAAGAAAAGTACCACCGCTCCCCGGCGGGACTTCCCAGGTTCCGTCTGCCTTGAGGAACTTCCCTGCGGCCGCAGCTCCCGAGGGCGGCGCTGGAACATTTCCTGCTGTTCCGCCAGAGCCAGAATCCCCCACCATCAACGGATCGTAGAAGCTCTGGTTGCAGGTTGGGCTTCCCCCGTCGTTTTGCGGCGTGACATTCTGCTGGCCCGATGGCGGGGCCGGGGTCGTTGGCGAAAAATTCAGCGTTGTGGCCAGAGTCATCGCGTCTCCTAGTATGGCACCCCGGTTGGCGTGTAGCTGTAAGCCGGAACATCCGAGAGGCTTTGCAGCGCCGAACCGAAGGAATTGAAACTGAGGAACTTGAAGTAGAGAGGAACGCCGATCCACTGCGAGGGCAGATTGATCTTGAAGATACCGAGGCTGTTTGGATTGAGAACAGCGAATTTCTCGCCTGCAGAATGCGTGATTCCGGCCGAGCCGGGCGCGCTATAGACCGCTCGGCGGAGTTCATTTCCCGATCCCGTGGCCATCAGTTCATACGCATTCACGCCGGTCAAATTGGCGTCGTTGTAGGCCATCAGCTCATAGTTCCAAGCGAGAGACTTCTCGCAGACCAGCGTTCCATTGTTCTCGAAGCTGGGCAGCGAGAACGAGGCGACGGAGGTTCCGTTGTTCTCGACGATAATGTCTGCGCCGGTCACAATGCAGGGCAAAACAAACTGATCCCGCTGCTGGGCTGTAATCGAATTGATCGGCTGGGCGGTCAGCGTCATGTCCAGGCTGAGGTTGTTTGTCGTGTCCGGGTCGGTATCAGCGAGCCAGACGGCAGAAAGGACTCCCATCACCGCCGTTCCCATCACCGGATCGCCGGCGGGATCGTAACTCGCTCCCCCATCGGTTGAAACGTAGACCTGGCAACCGCCGTAGTTATCCGCATTCGAACCGATCACGCACCAAAGTTGGGCCTGATTCTGCTGCGCGCACAAGTCGGGAACCGGCTCGAAGATGATGAGTTCCGTGATGTCGCCCGCAGTGGTTCCTGTGTTCAATCCGTTCGGAGCCGGACTTGACGTTGTGAAGGGAGTCGGTACGCATGCGCCGTAGACGAAATCCTCCGCAGAGCAAACCATTGAAAGGTCGTCCTGCTCTTCCATCGAAAGGATGCGAACCGGCTTCCCGATGATCGCCGCAAGCGTATCGGTGATTGTCACCAGGTCCATTGGCGAAATCAGCATCCACCGCGGGCTCAAGGTGAATTTCCAGTTATCGATATATTGCTGCCTGCGAATCATGATGCCCAGAAGCATTCGGGCAATGAGCGCGTCCTGCACGCAGTTCATCACCACGGGATCGGCCTTGCGCATGCCATAAAGCGAGAGCGTTGCCGATTCGGGTTGGGTCACGACGAGCTCGTTATAGTTGTTTTCCCGGCAGACGATTTGAAGCTGGAGGACGTTCGGCGATTCGATCCTGTCAATAGGATCGGATTCCGGCGTTCCGTCCGACATGAAGTCTCCGTAAGGCCCTTGGCCGGCGCTCGTGTTCAGTTCGGCAACCGGCCCTGACGCCGTTGGTGCCGTGTACAGTGCGCCGTTCCCTGCGGCGGAGACCTCGGAGTAGGGAATCGAATAGAGCTTGTTTCCCAGGTAGACCGGCGCAGCATTGGCGGCCGCGAAAAGAGACTTGAGCCAATCCGAGCCAGCGGATTGAGAATTCATCGATAGCGAGCCGTAAAGACCATACGCGCGGCACTGCTGGCGCGTCTGGTCGAAACTTGCCTTGTCAATGAAATCTCCCAAGGGAAAAGGAAAGGAATTCGGAGTCGTGGCCTTGAAAGCCAGCACTGCAAACGCTGCCCCGCCAGATGCAAAGGGTGACGCAAGCGGAAGCGTCAGGCCAGCGCGCGTGATTCGATCCTGCGCCACAATGTACGGAGAGGAATCGGCTCCGACAACCGGAGAATTGAAGTTCGCCTGCTCTAAGGCAGCGTTCCAGCCGGAGGGAGCGAGCGCCGGTGTCGCGGCGCCATTTGCCAGGCCGAGATTAAGCAGGTAGCCGAAGAACCCCGGCGCGTTCGAGGTCGTCACCGGCCCTGAAGTGACTATGGTGTCGAGCGTGTCTACGCCATAGATTTCAAAGAGCGCGCACTCCGCACCGACCAAAGCAGGGAATCCGATGGCACAATTGCCGCTGGCACCACTTTGGGTGTGCCAGACCTGATAAGCGAGCCCCGTTGAAAAAACTGCCGTCCAGGTATTGCCGAGCGAATCGGTGAGGGTTCCGCTGGAAATCGTTCCGGTCGAAGCAACGGCGGAGGCTACAAGAAAATTGCCTTCCGTGACCGGGCGGTCGTATGTGATCCCGGTCCATGGCGGGGCGTCGTACTCGACCAAAATCTCCGCAGTGCAACTTCCCGTCGCCCCCAGGCCGCTGGCAAAGATTGAAGCATAGATGGTGATCTGAACGATCAGGCCTGTAAGCACGCTTGCATCAGTTCCGAGGCTGGGACTGGTGAAGGTTCCACTGCCTGAACTGGCAATGTTGCCCAAATCCCCCACGTAGCCATACGACACATCGGAGGCCACGGCCGGCGGAATGGTCCCGAAAGCATAGGTCACGTAGACCTTGATCGCCGTGATTGTCGCGCCTTCTGGCAGATCAGGGAGGGTAAAGTCCTCAAGTATCGCCGTGGCGAAGTATCCCGGCAGCGAGAGCGACGTGTTGAAACTCACCGATCCGCTGCCGGGAGCGTTGCCCGGAGTGCTGACCGAAGAACTGTTTCCCGGCCCATTGGACGTGGCCGAGCCCATCTGTGGATAGCCGTCCGAGGTCGATCCTCCGCCAGTGGAACTCGGCCCGGCGATCTTCTTCTGAATGCAACCGGGAAGCTGATAGCTCGACAGCCCGCGCTCCTGTTGGGTATAGTTAGCCACCGAGCGCCCCCTGTGCCAATCCAGACTTGAAGATATCTTCGATCATGTCCACAAAATCACAATCGCCTGTGGAATAGACGCTCCATTTTCCGGCGACTTCGGGCAGGATTTGAGGAAGCGCCCCGGACGTTCCGAGGTTAATCTGCGTCGAAGCCATGCCCGCGAACTGCTCGTAGATGATCTGCTGGGCCGGAAGGCCGGCATCGCTGTACTCGTTGCCTGAACCCAATTTGTTCTCAAAGAAGCACTGAACATAACCGAGGGGCGGTTCCGTGTTGCCGCTGACTACCAGCACGCCTGGTTCAATCGCGTAGTAATAGACCTTGATCGTCGAGGCCGAAAGCTGGCCGTTGTCTTCGATGTTGACCGTCGGCCCGTCGCCTGAAACGCCGTAAGCAGATGGTTGCCAGTTGTAGCAAAAAGGGAAGTTCCGAGTCGCAGAATTGTCCGCTGGATCAGGCCCGTTTTCAAGTACGTTCCAAAGCGGAACCTCGAATGTCCCTGAGAGCGTTTGAGGGCCTTGCGAGCCGTAATCGTTGATCGGGAATGAGTAGGACTGAACGCAGGTCACGCCGATGACGCTGTAGAAGTTCGGGTCCGTTACCTCAACTGAACCGCCGCCGGCGTAACTGAAGCTTTGAACTTGTGGCGACAAGGGCAAGATCGAGCCGTTGAGCATGATCTGATTGATTCCCCGCACCGGGTTATGCCCGATCAAAAAGTCAATGTCTTCGACGTACTGCGTGATGCCCTTCTTGTATTGCTTCAGTTTTCCTTTATTTCCGCCCTGCCGGATGTTGGCCGCCCAGATCGCCAGAGGAGGACTCTGCGTCATTCCGTAGATCACGGGAATTGCCGAGCCGTAGGCCGAGCTTTGCAGCAGCGAGCCCATTGCTGTCGGCTGTTTCTGACCTTGCGATTTGAAGGAGTGGCCCATCACTTGCTCCAGGGATCGAAGATGCCCATCTGCTTATTTGTCGTCAGCGGATCGCAGATGAGATCAATTTCGCAGACGCCCTCGCGCGCGGCATGAACTCCCATCGGCCAAGCGGTCACGATAGCCCCGTGATTGTAGAGCTTTGATCCAACAACCTTGAAAAGAACAAGGTTACCGGGCTGAATGTTCTGACCGCCGCGGCAATGGGTCTCGGCCACGATTTTTCCATAGGCCATCAGCGCCTTGAGGTATCGTTCGTTGTTCGTGTGGTGAAACCAGTCCGAGCCGTAGGGACCATAGTTTTCCAGGCTCTTCGAATCAATTGCCTCAATCTCAATCAGATAGCCCAAAAGAAGCATAGCGCAATCGACGCCCGCGCCCTTGACTCGACCCCCGAGGCGGTAGGGGCTGCCTTTCCAGGTACGCGCGGCGTTAACGGCCTCTTGACGTGTCTTCATCAGACCGCCTGCTGTGGGGTTGGAACGTAGGGGAAACCGCTCGCTGGCGTCTCAGTGATGTCCGTAGGCGCCTGCATCGAAACGTAAAAGGTATCCACTCCAGGCGTCGGCGGATAGGGAAGCTGCTGGTAAATCTGGAAGGCGTTGTAATGATCCGGCCCGACGCTGAACTCCTGATTTTGTCCGATAGCCGACCAGCACCCGGCAAGGGTTGCTCCAGACCCGGCGAGGAAGACCATGTAGCCCCCAGCGAACTGGTTCGTTCCGTAGATGTTGCCAGGTGACGGCGAAGTGCAGGCTCCGATGATGTTGTTCTCGCTTGATCCGGTGACGACTTCAAAGACAGGCAGGCCGGCCGGCGAGGTCGGAAGGGTCGCCGCGGCGGAGGACGCAAGGGTATTGGTGACCTCGACAACCGCCGATGGCACTTTCTGCGAAAGGGTGTCCAGGTAGTCCTTGCAGTTGAAAACGAGGCTGTTGCGCTTGACAGCCGCCGTATGGACCCTCCCCCCCCACCAGACGGTGCAGCCAAGCGTGTTGGCGTCTCCAGGCATCGGCATGAAACATCGCAGGATCAGAACCGGCCAGTTGTCATAGAAGTGAAGCTGGGCGAGTTGCTGTGGCGATGCGGTTCCGGTGTTCGACGTTGCTGCCTGGTTTCCGGGTGCCCAGGTGATCGCCATTTCCGAGGAATCGAGCCCGACCTTCACCGTCACCTTATCGCGCGAGACGACCGCCGGGTTGAACGTCCCGTAGGGCGTGTAAAGCAATGGAGCTTCGTGGTTGGTCAGGTAGATAGTGTTGGGCTCTCCAGGTCGTCCAATGACATACAGATCGCGCACCAGCGGCGAAGGCGTCCCGAGAAGGTAGCTTTGCGTTGCCGCCGTGGTGTCTGTGCCGTTGCCGCCTATGACCTGTCTCATGCCGGATTCGGCCTCGCCGTGCGCAGCTTGAGCACGCTGGCTCCGTTCTGTGATTCCGAACCTCCGACCGTCCACCAGCCGCCGCCCTGACCACTTGGCGGAAGTCCGGCGGCCGCGCCTTGGCCAGCGAACTTCTCGAAATCCTGATTGTCCTCGGAAAACCGCACACGGAAGTAGAAGTGAAACTGCGCCGTCACCGGGGTTGCTGGTGAAGATCCCCACTTGAGGTACATACCCGCGAAGGCGTACCCCGGAATTGCCAACCCAGGCCCCATGACCTCGTACTGTCCCGATCCGGTCCCAACCGATGCCAAAGTTCCGTTGGCGTAGACCGCGATGGCTCCGTTCAGATCCGTGATGTCCTCATAGAAAACCCCGTCCAGAGTCCGTTGAATCGGCGAATAGTAGTTGCCTGCCCCGTCGTTGACGACCTGCAATTGAGCCAGCGGTGTATTTGGTGCGCTCGACACCAGCGCCGGTCCGACGTAGTTGTCGTCAGGATCGGTATAGAGGAACCACGCCGCCTGGCCGGACTGAGCATTGAAGAAGCCCATCAGCGTCCGCAACTCGGAAACCGACGTGAAGCTGCCCCAAAAGAAATCGTGCAGGAAATCGAAGATCAGTTGCCATTCCCAAATCGGATTCTGATATTGGGCAACGCGGGATTCGTAGCCGTTCGGTGCATCGGCTACAAGCGTCTTGAAGGCAGGCGTTTTCACGCTCGTGTAGGTCAGGCCGGGAAGCGATGGAAAGACGGGCAGGCTCATGCAAGCGCCTCCGGCCGCACCATCCTGCGGACCTGCGAGGCCATCTGTCGGCTGTGATCCTGAAGCATCGCTGGATCGGCATTGCCATGGATCGTGGGCGAGTAATGCAAATTGACCGTCGATGCACGGCTTGATGAATTTGCCAGATTCTCATAGGTCGTATTCTGCGAGGCTGTCAGAACTCGTTCCCCGGCGTGGACGATTGCCGGTAAAGGCGAGCCCATCTGACCGGGAACGACGCCACCAATCGCGAAACTGGCAGGCGCATAGGCCATGGTTGCAGCAGACTGTGCAGCGGCGAGGGCTGGCGCCATGTCCGGATCAGAGGCGGAATAGTAAGCCATCGCGCCGGCTGCAGCGACTCCGGCATCCGATATCACGGTTGCGATGTTCGCAGTCCCCTGGGTCGCTTTTTGCTTGCCGATCCCAAGTAGTTGCATTGCCTCGTCCATTGCCCACATTTCCGCCTTCTTCAGCAGGTACATGGCCACGAAGTCTATCGTCTGGCGTTCCAGTTCGCCCAGCATCGAGCCGAAAGCTTTCCCAGCCGATTCCGAATGCGTCATCCACGAATTGAAAGCCTGCGTAAAATCGCGATTGAACTCATTGGTAACTTGCTTCCATTCCTTGATGAATCGCTGCTGCTCCTGACGCTCGATCTGCTGCCGTTCCAGTGAGGCTTTGCGCGCCTCTTGCGTCATTTTGTTCTCGGCCTGCTGGAATTCGGCAAGTTCCTTCTGGCCAAGATTCGGATCGTAAAGCTCGGTCACCTTCTTCAGCGATCCCTGCGTCGTTTGTTCCTTGAGTTTTTGGGCGTCGAGAAGCATCTGCATCGCCGTCCGATGGCTGATCTTGCCCAACTCCTCTTGCATCGCGATATCGCGTTTTGTCGATTCAAACAGGTCGTCGGCAACCTTGATCTCGGCATCGGAGGTCTGCTTTGCCATCGTGATCTGTTCTTCGTGGTTGCGCTTCCACTCCTCCGCTGTCCGCTTTTGCTGCCGCTCGGCTTGGCGCTCGGCTTCGTCCTGCGCCTTGACGCTGGCCTCATTCGTTCTGGCCAGTTCCTCACTGCCTGCGCGATTGACTTCAGCAACCGCTTTCGCAGTCGCCGCTTCATCCTTCAGCGCCTGAAGCTTCGCGCGCTCCTGTGCCGTGCCTTCCTTAGAGTATTGGGCGTTGACGGCATTCAGGGCGATCTCCTTATCGAGCGTGCCAAGAATCTGCTGCATCGGGTCCAGTTGCGCATCCGCTGCATGCTGGGCTTCAATGCTGGCTTTGGCGATCTGCTCGGGAAGGTTGTCCTTGGGTTCGTTGTCCTTGGGTTCGCCGGTCAGAGCTTCGTGCGTGGTCTTGGCCTGATTCAGTTCGTTCATCAACTGAACCTGATTCATCTCCTTTTGCTGGACTGCGATCAGGTGCTCAGTCGCGGCGATTTCGTTTGAGTAATCTGTCTCGATCCCCGGACCGCCACCAGTCGCCTGCCACTGCTGCAATTCCTTCAATCGGGTCTGAAGGGATGCTGCGTGCCGCAATTCCTCATCGTTGATCTGCTGGGCTGTCGTCGCTTCGTCGAGATGCCGGATGTGTTCCTGCAGAAGCGTGTCTTCGTACTTGACGCCGGTCCCGCCCATGCCCATGGTCAGAACCTGCTTTAGTTGCGGCGCGCCGAACTGCGCAGTGATCTTCTCTTCCTTCGTCAGCAATTCCGAAAGTTGCTGATCCAGCTTGTCGGCCTCAAGGGAAGCGAGATGGATGGCTTCGTATTGAGCGTTGGGATTCGGAACGTGTTCCAGCTTCGCGTTCGCGGCGTCGAGCTTATCGATCTCAACCTGGGTGCTGTCGGACAGCTCCCGCCATGAAAGTCCGGTCTCGGCCAGGTCTCCACGCAGCTTTGCCGCGGCCTCTCCGCCCATGTCGAAGGCCGTGTAGATCGCTTTCCCCACGTCGTAGATGATCTCGACGCCTGCGGCAAAGAGCGCAATCGGAATGAGGTTATTGAGCAATGGTCCGAGAACCTGAGAGCCGGCCGCCATGCGCGCCAGCCCCATCTCCATCGACCCAAGCGAGCCGCTCATCGCCCCCATGGAGACGCGGGCGACCCCCATGGCCTCCGCGCGGTTGTAGGTGGCCTTGGTATCGACTTCCTGAGCGACTGTATGTTCGGTGAGGGCGGCCACCGCAGCATCGGCCGCCGCTGCCTCCGCCGCACAGCTGTCGATGATTTTCTGTGCCCCTGCCGACCCGGCCTTTGCAGCCGCCCCCAATAGCTCCTGTGCCGCCGCCAGGTGCTTTGCTGCTGCCGCCGCTGCTGTCTGGGCCTGCGCAAGGGTCGTCGTGCTTGCCGCTGCCGTTTGCGCGCTGCTGGCGATGGTATCGCTTGAGGCAGCGACCTCGCTCTGCGCTTCCGTCAGACCGGATTGCAGGCCTGTGGTGTCGGCGGTGATCAATACCCTGATTTCGTTATCGAGTGCCATTCTGCCTCATCTCGTCAATGATACTCAACAACTCCGGCGTCTTCAGATGGGCGGGGAGTTTGGGCAGTCTTTCTGGATTCAACTGAAGGCGCGGCGGCAGGTTTGACATCGCAGCGCGGTTGGCGCGCGCGGCCTCCTGAATGGACCGTGGCCTGTCTCTGGAGTCAGGCGCCTTGAATCCGTGACGGATGGCATAGAGGATGTCGAGCGGCGGATGCTGGACCATGAACCGCTCATATCGCCAGACCTCGGTGAGAAGCAAATCCCGGACCTCGGACGGTTTGAGCCCGAACCAGCGTCCTAAGCTGCCGTAGATCCAATCGAAGTCGAATCCAACGTCGCCGGTCCTTCCGGCTGTTTTTCCCCCGCCATCTGAATCCCATTGACCTCAAATGCTGCCCGAATGTAAGCATCGAACGGGTCTTCGGCAGTTGCGAAGAAGGAGTGCTCGCCCAGGGATTCGAGACTCGTCTCTAAATCCCCTGCCGCTCTGAGAGAAGCCAGAACCAGTTTCTTGTTGAACTCTGCGGGTGTCTGCTGGCCTTTGCCGAGCCCAACTTGCTCGGCGACATTGACGGTGACGGTGGCAAAGTCTACTTCTTTGCCACCCAGGGTGAAGGTCTTTCTCATGGCGGAATTGCTCCTTAGTTTGCGGCGTAGCAGTTGAACGGGTTCCCTGCGGCTCCAGCGAAGGCCTGGAACTCGCAGGTGTACATCGTGTAGTCGTCGAGCTTCGTTGCCGCTGAAATCTTGCCCAGCCGCACATTGGGGAAGTTGAAAATGATCGACTGCGCACCGCCCTGATTCTGCTCATACGGCATCACGACATTCATCTCTAGAACCGGCCCGTTGCCCATCGGCGTCTGGCCGACCGTCAAAGTAGTTCCTGTCATGATGGTCCAACTGTAGTTGATGAGCACGGCGCCCGAGGCATCGGCAGAATCGAAGGTGTAAACGCCGGTCGTCAAATTGACCATGTACTGCCCGGCGGCGCTCAGGGACGCGACCTTTTGCAATGCGATGCCAGTCGCGGCATAGGTCACGCCGTAATCGACCAGAGGCGTATCCGCGGCGTTGGTGACGGTGATGGTGTAGGTCGAGCTCGCAGGAACCGTGTGCGCCTCCCCGGGCCACAACGCATTTTCAACCGATCCCGTCGTCACAGTCCCATCGGAGCCGAGGAACAGCTGCGAAACGACCGCATTGGTCCATTGCGCGAATTCGAATGAACCCTTGATCGTCCGCTTCCCGATCGCTGCGTCTACGGCCCACTCGCCGGTGCCAAAGAGCGTCTTGATCTCGGCGTCGAGGTCGAACTTGACGTTCTGGATCACGCCGGGAGACTGCGGCGTTGGGTTGGTGGCAGGGTTGCCGGAACTCGTTTGCGGGGCTGCGTAGATGACGCCGGAACCAAAGCCGAGGCCGCCGAGAATAGACATGGATGATCTCCTTCGGGCGGATTTAGTTGGCGGGGTTCAGAGCCCCGTTTACATCCCTGTCAGGATCGTGATCGGATAGACGATAGCGCCCTGCTGGTTCAAAAGCCCCTCGTTCCTGATCGCTGTTCCCTCTGCATACGCATCATAAACTACTCCCCCAAGTTGCTGGCGCATTCCGCCTGGTAATGGGATAACTGTCGTCCCGTCCGCCTTCAAAGTCCGCTGCGTCATCTGGAATTCGATGGCGTCCCAGAGATTGTTCATCTGCGTCGATGGAATCCCCGAATCCCCGCCCTCGTTGCGGAAAAAGATGATGCAGGCGGCCTCAAATGTGTACCGGGGCAGGTTCAAACCCTTCCGCAGCGCGATCCTGACTCCGCCTTCCATCATGTACATGGCCGGCTGCAAAGCTGCTCCGACCGAAGAGACCTGCGGTGCTTTGCGTGAGGTCGTGACGAAGGCCGGTGTCCCGTTCGGAACGCCAGCGGTGAGCAATTGCGCCTGAGAGAGCAGATTGTAGAGATTCTGGAAGATCGGTTCGGTCGTCATGCCGCCAGCACCCCCGCCAAAGTCTCAACCAGCGCCGCGCGAACCTCGCCCTGCATCTCATCCAACGAGCTTCGCAGGTAGCTTCTTTCGAGCGCCGGCGGGTGCCAGACGTGCCGCGCGAAGACCATCGTTCCACCCTCTGACCACGCTAGCGAGTGTGGCAAGCGCCCTTCCTCTGCTGCGATTGAACCTTCCGCAGAATGCTGCGAAATTCGCCCCGCGCCGCCCAGCCCTGCCGCTCCAAAAACGACCTCATGCGGGTAGATGTCGTACCACTTCTCTCCGCCGAACTCCCGAACGTAAGCAACGATGTAGCTCGGTTGCCCGTCGTTGTCGATGCCCACCGAAGTCTGGCAAACCCCATCCACGTAAGCTGCCGCCTGAACCATGATCGAATCAAAGATTTCCTGCCCGATTGAGGTTCTGATAACCGGCGCGATCTTCGACTGCGCCAGCTCCTGAAGCCTTTCCCCGAGTCCGCCCATGGTCTCAAGGATCGCCGCCTGAAGCATTTCGCCGCGGGCACCCAGCTCTTCCACAAGCATCTGCGAATGGATGGTGAGCCGAATCATGCGAGTCTCCGGTCTCTATATCGCTGGATAATGCCGGCCGTGTTCAGATCCATCTCCGCGCGCTCGTAGTTCGTCTGGCCAATCCCAGGTTGAGATTGCGAGTTTTGGCCGATCCACTGCCGGCGGCGATACTGCTGAGCCACAAGCATCCCAGCCGCCTGCTGAAGGTCGTATGGCGGCGCGCCGTAGGTGTAGCTGATCTGGACTGCGGCGCCCTGCTGCGCGGCGTTGAACGTGTACACGCCCGGTGTCGCGGTCCCATAGCCGCTCACTGAATACTGGCCTGGGCCTGGTGTTCCAGTGACGGCCTCCAACGGCGATCCCGCCAACGAAACCCCGTTATCCTGCCAGAAATTTGCCGCATTGTTGACGGCCACAATGTAAGGACCAGGCGTCGAAGGAACGGTTTGCGGTTCCCCGTAAGCCTCGACCGTGTAACCGGCGGTGTACTGCGCCATGACATTCTGGATGCCCTGCAGAAAGCGGTAGGGGCTCTGGCCCAGTGGCGGAGCGTTGCCGTAGCTGCCCCAATTGCCGTGCGGAGCCCAGCGGTCGTTTCCAGCGGCCCAGCCAAGGCCCTGATTTCCACCGACCAGCGAGAGAAACGACTGCGATCCGTCTTGATCGATCACCCAGCCCGATTGAACGTAATCCGGGCTCTGCGGGATCTGGATGTTGTTCACCGTCAAGAGCGAGACGGCAAGAATTGGATAGTTTTTGAGCGCCTGGCTTTCGCTGCCCGACCCGTTCAATCGATCGACATAATTGTGGACACCAGAAAGAAATGATCTCCCGGTGCGCGTCAGTACGCTCTGGCTGTAATCGGTGATGTAGGTCTGGATTAAGCCCTGATCGACGGTCGAGCCTTGATTCAAAATCCCATTGACCGCCGCTACTGTCGTCAGGTCAATTAGATGCGCCATTCGGCCCTCTCAAAGGCACGGGCGGAAGGCCTCTGAAGCCCGCCGCCCGCTCGGTCCGGCCGCTCCGCCATAGGACGGCCTCGCCTTCTCGCTCAAGATGTGCGGCCAGCCCCACAGCCGACCGCCTGGACCCTCGCCGCGCCGGTGCTGCGCGAGTCCATTCCTTAGAAGACGTTCGTCGCGCCGAAGGCACCCGCGCCCTTGATGTAATAGATCAGGTTCGGGGTCTTGACTGCGAGAACCTCTTCCGAGAACACGCCGAACGGATACTTACGTGAGGTCTGCGCGAACTCGATTCCGTAGGTGTCGCGCCGGACGAAGACGCCGCGGGTCTCACCCAACCGGCTGTTTGCGTAGGTTTCCTGCAACTTGTCCACGTCGAAGAAGATCGTGCCGGTGGGCAGGTACGGATGCTGAATCACATCGATGAACTCGCCGCCGGGAAGACCGAAGATGTTGTGATACTTGGCGATGCGCCCGTTAACGCTGATGCCAGAACCGTCATCTTCCGGACCGCCATTGTTGAAGAAGTAATTCAGCGCGGTGCCGGTCGTTGCCCCTTCCATGAAGGCGGCGCGGAATGCCTTGACCTGGTCCGTGGAAAGGTAAATCTTCGTCGGGCCGGTCAACGCAGCCTGCTGGATTGCGAAGAGAACAGCATCGATCTCTGTGATCGCGCCTACCTGTCCGCCATTGGTCAACCCAGCGCCATGGAGGTCAACGCCGCCGGCCAAAGCAGTCTGCCCAGAGGTTGCCGGATAGTACGCTACCGGAAGGCCAGTGGTGTAATTCACGTTCGACGCGATGGTCAAAAGACCGTCATAGTCGAGCGCGTTGGTTGACAGATCGGTTGCGAAGCCAGCATATCCGCCAGAACCGGCATAAGCCGCAGTCTGCGTTCCCTGGGTCTGGCCGCTGTAGACGAAGTACGAAGCGGGCGTGATGCCGGTCAGAAAAGCGCTGGCCTTTGCCGGCGTAAAGCTTCCTGACGTGTTGACCTCGACAAACCACGCATATCCCCATGCGCCAGCCTGCGGTGTGCAGGCGAACAGCACGTTCTTGGTTCCACTGACCGTCGGCCCGGCAACTCCCGATGCCACCGAAACAATCGCTGTTCCGCCGTTGATGACATCGGTTGACCCATCCGCATTGGTGCGGAGGTATTGGGTCGTGATGCCGTTGGCGACTGTGTTATTCGGATTCGCCTGGGCGCGGTAATTGAGCGCGACGGCATAGGCCGCTGCGTAGGAGCCGGTCGGCAGATTCGTGGAGTTGTTGCCAGCGTTGTTGATCGCGGTCAAGCTGGCGACTGGGGTATTCGTGGTTCCGAGTTGCAATGCGCCGTTCGATGCGGTGTTTCCAGCGCCGCCCAGCATCGTCCGTTCCTGCTGGCGAATGAAGCGCAGCAACTGCCACATCTTGCCGTCGCCCAGCGCATCCTCGTAGCCCTCGGAGGCCGAGATCGACTCGTAGGTCACAAAGTCGTCTGTGCCGAGCGTCACATATGGGCTGGAGTAGTTGACGGAAGTGAACGTGCCGTTCGAGTTCGTGTTGCCTTCCGAGACGCCGGGGAACTGGAATGCTCCGTCGATCTGGGTAATGGCCTTCCACTGCGGCTGAACGCCGTAACCGGCATTGACCTTATCCCACCGCGGCGTCGTGTTGCGCAGATGCGAGAAGATCGGATCGAGCATGTACGCTGGCGCGCGCAGGTCGATGAAGTTCAGACCCAGGCCGGTGGTGATGCCGGTCGAGCTCGCCTTCGCAAGCGATTTCGAATGCTCCTTGACGAACTGCCGCCACGCATCGACGCCCTTTTCGGCAACCATGCGCTCGATCTTGGCCATGTTGGTTTTGGAGATAAGCTCGGCAAACTGCGCCTGGGAGATTCCGTTGTGACCATCCTGAACGGCAGTCGGGTGCATGGTAGGAGTTCCTTCTACCGGCGCAGTGATTTTGGTGAAGCGGGGCTCTGTGGGGAGCCGTGAAACTTAGTTGGTCAGCAGAGACTCGAACTCGGCGACCTTCGATACCGCCCCGCCCACCCCGGTGTGGGGAATGACGGTATTGGCAGGCAGCTTCTTGAGCAATTCCATGGTCTCGGCCAGGCTCTTCTCCATGGCAGCAATGCGCGCTTCAGCCTTGACCAGATCGCCGGTTGGAGCGTTCTTCTCCTCTTCCTTGGGCTCCTCACCTTCCATCCCGTCCTTGGCCGCCTTCATGCACTTCTCGCAGTGGTCCATCATGGCCTGCGAACTCTTCACCAGCGGATGCTCCTTGGACATCGTCGCTTCGAGCTTCTCGTGATGCGCCTTGTGCATCTCCATGTGCTTTTCAAGGTGGTCGGCGATTGTCTTTGCAGCCTTCTTCAAGCTGTCCAGGTCGGTGAGTTTCATGCCCTTTTCTCCTTTGCCGGCCGCTGCCAGCTCGTCCGCTTCCTCGATTGCCATTGCCTTAAACGTCTCGATCAGCTTCAGCCAGGTCTCGCGCATCTCAGCGGGAACGTTGCTGCCGTCGTCCTCCATGTCCCGCTCAAACTCGGTCTGGAGGCAAAGCCAGTGAAGGCTTTCAATGAGATCGCCAAGCCAGCCGACTTCATATAGGCCCTTTTCAACCGAAATGGTAGCACAAACCCTTGAGATCGCTACTTTGTCGGCGTCCGAGGTCTCGATGCCGTGCTCTTTGGCCGCGGCGAGAATCTTTTTCTTCGCTGCCTTCTTTTCCTCCGCCGACATCCCTTCGGTCTGCTCGAACCGCGCCAGAGCGTTGCGGATGTGGCTTTTGGTCTTCTCATCGTCGCCGGGGAACTTGATCGGCAACTTCCAGGTCTCAGGGTCTTCGGGGTCTCCGACGTGGGCGAAGCATGAGGCCGTGAGCGCCACGCCATCAACCGTCTTGGTCTTGGCATCCTTGAGCAACTGCCGCAAGGTCTCGATCTCGCGCTCGGCTTTGACGAGGCGCGCTTCATGCTCAGGCAAGATCTGAAGACTGACTTCCTCGGTCGTACCTGCCGACTTGAAAAGCGTCACGGTGCGGCCTTTCATCGATTCAGCCAGAGCCGATGGCAGGCAGGGGGAATCAACAGAGGAAACCTCCATCGGATCGGCTGTGTAACGCGTGCAGCCCTTAAACACCGGATCATCCCAGCGCGTGACGTACTCTCCGCCCTGGGAGAAACCAACGAAAACACCTGTTTTCCACTTCTTGACAGCTTCAGTGTCAACGATATGGAAGCCCATTTTGATCGTCTTGGCGGTGTCGTCGCAGACCAATGATCTTCCGGCGCCGATGGCCTGCTTTGGATCGTGCTGCGCGCGCATGGCCATCAGGGAAGGCGTCATGCCCTCGACTTTGGCGGTGAGTGCCTGACGTTCCTGGGTGCGCTTCTGGTAGAGCGGGGCGGTCGTCGCGTAATCGCAGACCTCATTGTCGAGGTCCGGCTTTTCCTCTGTTACCAGGCCATAGACGTGGAGCGTTCCGTCGGACTGCTCCTCCATCTTCGCCAGTGGAACGAATTTGGTGAACTTCATGGCTTCACCCTTTCTTCACCTTTCAAGTTCCAGCATACGTTCCACCACCAGAACCTGACCTTGATCGGCAACAGCCAATTGAAGCAATCGAACCAAAGCAAGTCTCCGATGCGCCAAAAATATCCTGTGTAGGATTCCTTCTTCATGCCGTCACCCATGCTGATCCGTTGCAGAAGACCGGGCAAACCACCGCTCCGCCGCTGACATAGGCTCCGAGGAAGGTTGGGAGCGTGGCGTCACTGACGACCGCACGCGCTCCCTTCAGGGCCGAGGAAGCCGCCGGTAAAGCTGTGCCTGCTGCGCTGTAGATCGTGGTCGGAGCAAGAATCGGGACGCCCTGCAGGGTTGTGATTGCCTCCCCTTGGCTGGTAGCGGTGCTCTGAAGTGTGGAGATTTCTCCACCTTGCATCGCAATCGTCGTGCCCTGCGAGGCCACCGTTGCCTGGGTTGTTACGGCGGCGGCCTCATCCAGATTGATCGCCTGAATGATCGCTTTCAGCGTCTCGGGCGGTTCGCTCGGGTTGGTTAACACGAGGTTCATCGGGTGATGCCTTTCGGGAGCAGCTTGCGACAATCCATGAAGCAATCGGCGCAGAGCTTTTGACGGATGAAAAAGACCCGGCGAATCACAATCCAGACCTTCTCCCCGCAAACTGAGCACATTCCCAACATCTTAGACCTCTTGCAGTTTAACCGTTCCGTTGCTCGCCGCGCCTGCAAGTGTCGTCTGTCCGCTCGTATACCAGACGCCACCGAAAGCCTTGAGCTTGATTCCGAGGCCAGCCAGCGAGGTCGAAGAGCCAAAGGTGATGGTGTCGTAGGCGCCGTTGATGCAATCGGCCGGCCCAGTGACAGTGTAGAGCGCCGCATCGAGCGCGATGATCTCCAGAACCGCCCCATCGTTGCCACCGTTCAACTGCGAGCCGGCGAGCGGAGCCGGGATCGTCATGGCGATTGCGGAAGTACCGCCAGCCTTGAGGTACGCTGTGCCACCGATCGTAATTGCGCCAGCGGCGGTGTACTCGGTGACGGCCAGGTTGTTCAGCTCGTCGAGGGCTTGTGCGACTTGCACAGCGGTAACCCGGTCGTTCAACTGATCGGGATTCGTGGTGACCTGATTGATTGCCATTTCAACTCCCTCCGCCTGACTGGACTTCGTTTTGAATCCTAACACGCTCTGCCTTGATAGCTTGCCGAACTGCCCGGCGCATGCGCTTTCTTTGGCGTCCGGAAAGACCTTCGGGGCGGCGCGCAATATCCTGCGCGGTTCTCGGAACTGCGGTTGCCGGACGGAACGGAACCCGCCGCCTCGATTCCCTGCGGCCGGTTTTCACTGGCACCGGTGGCAAGCTTGCCAGATGGTCTTTGATCCGCTGGGCCGCAATCTGGCGGCGCCCCTGGGCCTGAAATTCCGGCGAGGTCACGCGGTCGATGAATTCCTCCGGCAAGCCTTCAAGCTGTGCGAGGTCAATGGTACCGTCGTCGTTGAAGGTCAGTTGGCGGGTGGGTTCAGGGTTCAAGGTATTGCCCCATTGCTACGCCGCGCTGCATCCCTGCCGTTCCCTTGCGAATCTGCTCAGCGACCTCATTGGCGATACTGACCGGCTCCTGCGCAAAATCCTCATCCTGAAGGAAAAAGCAGAGAAATTCTCCGCCATAATTGACCTGCAAGGCCAGCCGTTCATGCCAATCGCCCGGCTCTCCGTACTCGGCATAAGTGATTGCATGGTGGCAGTTTGGTGGGGGCGGCGCAAGGAATTCCAGCCGCTTTAGCATTTCGATCAGCCATTGTCTCATTCTTCTTCCTCCGCAAACTTCGTGGCCGTCAACCAGCACCTGCAGCCCGGATGCGCCCCCGGCGCAAAGATCGTCGGGGCGAACTCGTAACCTGTCGGGACTGGGCCCAGCATCGAAAACGATTCGCAAAGTGGGCAGCAGCCAAGATCGGCGACGGTCCATGCGTACTCCAGCACCTTGCG